GTATTGCCCATAGGAAAATAGAAAAGAAAGAACTTAAATATTATCCAATGGGTGATGTGTTTAAAGGTAAGTTACATAAAACTACTGAACATCTTAAAGAAGCTTTAGAGATAGGTGGTGAACTTGATGAAGCTGTTAAGTGGGAAGTAAAGGTAACTAATCTTCCTGTGTTTTATGCTGATGGTAAGAGTAAGGGTGCAGTTCGCCAGATGCTAAGAAAACTTTTGAAACATCCTGATGATATTATTTCTATTACTAGAACTACATCAGCTGAACTGAAAAAGATTAGACGAGGACAGATCGCTGGTGATGAGCCAGGTGATGAAGATGAAGATAAGAACCCAGTGGGTCCTAGTTATAATGAAGATGTAGAACTTGATGAAGCAGTAAGTGCAAAAGAATATGATTCTTTAAAGAAAGGTGATACTGTTACAATAGATTATAAATCAGCTATGTCATCTGGTAAAGCAACATTTAAAGTAACAGCTAAAAATGTGGTTGGTAAGGCGAGAGTAGGAAAGGTTACCTTGCAAAGTATTAAAAATCCAAGAGGTGTTAAACATTTCTTGTATAAGAGGGGTAATACTGTATCATTCGCACAAGGTGATATGGGAGCATCAGTAGTAAGTTTTACAAAAGAAGATGTAGAACTTGATGAAGCTGGTCGCCCAAGAGGTGCTGCACACATAGAGAATACAAGGTTTTGGGATTTAAAAGATAAAGAGTTACAATATATTATAAAAGATGCTGGTCAGGCTGTTCAAGCGAATCCAACAGCTAAAAAGGCAACTCAAGGTCCTGGTAACTGGTCAGATCAAATTAATGATGCGGCTACTGTTCTTTACTATAGAAAGAAGAAGAATATTAAAGTTGAAGCATTTGAAGGTCCTTTTTCTGCACCAGGCAGTGGGTCAATAGCTAAACCTAGAAAGGCAAAAGCTGGTGATGAAAATAAATCAATTGAACAACAGATGGCAGATGCTCGTAAAGAAAGTCTAGCCTTTCAAGAAGATGAATGGGATACTATGTGGAAGAATGCTGCCAAAGAAAAGCCTAAGATGTCATTCAAACAAGCCACTGAGTTCGTAGATGAAATCGGTCTAGATAAAAAAGAAAAGAAAGATGCATTAAAGAATGCTAAAAAATGGTTAAAGAATTAATTAAAATATTATTGATATGTGGTGGGCTGTTATCTTTTTCTGTAAATGCTGCAAATCCTACACCATCTACGATGTTCCCTACACACACCCCTCCCTTTCCAGCTATGTGCTGGACTGATATTGATCAAATGTATAGATATCATATGTATGGAATTGATCAGCAGCCTGTAGCTATGGGTAAAACCGCTGGGGGTGGATGGATAATTATTTTTAGTAATAAACATTTAGTAGATTCAGGAGGAGTAACACAGCATGGTTGGTCATTAGTAGTGGTACTTCCCACTGGATTAGGTTGTGCTATTATGATAGGATCTAAGTGGGAAAATATACCTTTTGAGGTATTAGAATTTCCACCTACACTTGAAAAGCCAGAATCTACACCAAAATTACAGTAAAATAATGCTTGACAGGCTGTTTATGAGGTGTTATAATATAATATAGTTTAATTGAAGGTGTAATGAAATGAAAGTATATGATTGTCCCTGTGATAGTTGTAAGAATCGAACCAAGTGCCGTGACCAGGCGCTGGAGTGTAAAGGTGTTAAACAATATTACGATAGGGGTTGGTTTCAAACTGAATTTGTGGGCTTAAAAATTAAACCGATGAAGATGAGAAAATGAAAGTAAATAAGAAACATAGAAATGAATCTTTTGAATCTATGATGCGTAGATTTAAGAAGGGCTGTGAAAAAAGTGATGTTCTTAATGAAGTAAAAAAGAGAGAGTATTTTGAGAAGCCCTCTATGGTGCGGCGAATTAGTAGAAAGATGGCAATAAAGAAGGAGCTTAGGAGACAAACTGATCAGAGGGTGAATAGGTTTCCTGGTAAATGAAATGGACATTAAAGTGTTTGTATGGGAAGGTTATCTACAAGATGAATTTTCTATGAAGATTATAGACTTGATTAAGTCTGCATCTTTACATTATACATTACTTCCTATTAAGAAAGATGCAGAGATGGATATAATTTCTACTATGGTAGGTGAGAAGGTAAGAAAACTTCCACAGATAGTGGTGGATGGAGAAAGAATTGGCGGTTACTATGATTTAGTAGAGTACCTGATAAATAAAGATGTAATTAATTATACAGGTAAACCGACATGGAAGAAGAAATACGGCTAGATAAGATGGCCAAGGTAAGAGCGGCTAAGAAACCGCCTGCCTATAAAAATATACATGAAGATGTTAAAGACCTACCTGACGATAATACATTAAGTGTAAAGAATGTTAAAGGGTGGGAGAAACATAATAAAGATCGTGTCAAAGACTTGAAGTATAAGATACGACGAATGGATAAAGGTAAAGAGAAAACAATATTAGAACGTGAGGTAGAGAATAGATCAGTTTATATAGCTAACATCGCTAGATATTTTGATACTTCTGTGTGGTTAGATTTGTTTTATGGTAAAGATCAAGAACACAAGACTCGTTACAAAACTATAGCTTATGCTTATGACGACGAAGGATACATTAAGACAACATCAACTACAAATTGAATTTCCGGGCCAAGAAAAGTATTGGTTAGATAATAATGTAGAGATGACTCTAGTTGAAATGAAAGACTGCCTTGAAGGTAGAATGAGATGTTGGAAAAATGAAAGAGGATGGCATTACACAAGAAAACATACCGGGCCCGAACAATTCCCAATAGAGTTGCATTGGGTTTGGCATGAGCCCCTTTAGCTCAGATTGGTAGAGCAGCTCACTTGTAATGAGCAGGTCATCTGTTCGATTCAGATAAGGGGCTCCAAAATATTATGATATTAATTGACTTTACACAAATAGCAATAGGCAGTCTGATGGTCGCCATCAATAAAGGTGGTGAAGATGTTGATGATGGCTTAATAAGAACTCTCGTCTTAAATAATTTAAAATACTATCGTGGTAGATTTAATGAGAAGTATGGAGAGTTGGTGATCTGTTGTGACAGTAAACACTACTGGCGTAGAGATTACTTTCCTAACTATAAAGCTAATCGTAAAAAAGATAGAGCAAGTTCAGGCCATGACTGGGATTTTATTTTTACTTCATTGAATGATGTGAGAGATGAAATCAAAGAGCACTTTCCTTATAAAGTATTAGAAGTCTATGGTGCTGAGGCAGATGATATCATAGCTACTCTGGTTAAATCTGAAAAGGATGATACTATTATTATTTCATCTGATAAAGATTTTATACAGTTGCATAGTCATAAGGTAAAACAATATAGTCCAGTTTCAAAGAAGTTTGTTAATGGTACAGCCCCACATGAATATTTGAGAGAACATATTATTAAAGGTGATCGTAGTGATGGTGTACCTAATGTGTTATCGCCTGATGATACATTTACAGAAAGTAAAAGACAGAAACCTATTAGAAAGACCATGTTAATAACTTTAACAGAGGCAATGGATAGATGGGAGCCCAAAGATTTATTTCAATTAGCTAAATGTAATAGAGATACTTGGGTGCGTAATTGGCAGAGAAATGAAACTCTAATTGATCTGAGTAAAATTCCAGATGATATTAGGAATGAAATTTTAAAAGAATTTAAGAACACCCCAACAGGTGATAGAAGTAAGTTGTTTAATTACTTTGTTGAACACAAACTAAATAATTTAATACAATCTATAGGAGATTTTTGATATGGGATATGAAACTTTTACTCCTTTGTTTCACGAAGTATTTACTAAAGTAAATAATGCAAAGGATAAACCTAAGAAGGTGGCCGTACTACGCAAGTATGATACACCTAGCCTTAGAAACTTTTTGATGTGCGCTTTTAATCCTGACATAGAATGGATGTTGCCTGAAGGTGAAGTTCCTTATATGCCTAACGATGCACCTGATGGTACTGATCATAGTACTTTGCAACAGGAAACAAAGACAATTCATAATTATGTAAAACGAAAAGTATTTGGTTCGACAACAGATGAGTGGTTGATAGGCAATGCTGATCTTAATTCAGCTAAAAGAGAAATGCTATTCATACAATTGTTAGAAGGGTTGAGTGCTGGTGAAGCGGAATGTATGTGTCTGGCTAAAGATAAAAGTTTACATCGTAAATATAAAGGCTTGAATGCTAATACTATACGAGAGGCTTTCGGATGGGATGAAAATTTCCATGATGCAAAACTTGTAGCTGAGACTAATGCTCAAGCTGGTGCTCGGGTTGATCTAGGTAGGACTCCTGAGGACATGGCCTATGTAAATCGTACTGGATGAAAATCGACTTTAGAATGAAAAAGTGGTGATCCAAGTCCGGCGACTATTTTTCCCCCAAAAGGTAAATATAAGAAAACTCTAATATACCCATATAGTGCATATAGAGAAATTTATGGTATCCATCAAAAATCGTTATGATAGCTAAGTTATTGATATCCTTAGGAAATCCTCGACTTGTCTAAAAACGACATCAAATGTCGCATTTAGAACTTGACATACTTGACTGAATGTAGTAAAATAATAGATGAAAGTGAGAAATGGGTTCTCATTATTTTGATTGGAGTATGAAATGTCGATAATTATGCCGCAAGTGGAAAAATTGCAGATTAAGACGCCTGACCAGAAAGCAGTGATTTCTGAACATGAGCCGTCCGAGATTGAACAGTGTCGTAAGTTGATTGAGGGTACTGATAATATTATTCAGTATATCTTCAAGGAAATCGAGCCTGATGCAACTGTACATTGAGGGGTATCGGAGTCACAACAAGGAGCTTTACCGAGCTCTTGGTAGTGCGGCTTTGTGGTATGGGGCTGTTCTGTTGGGTACTCGGATGGTCAAGAATATTGAGCTCGATATTAAACTGACTAAGGACTTGAAGAAAAAAGAACGGGCTTATGGATTTTGTCATATCATAGACAACAATTTGTCTAGACCAAGAGAGTTTTGTATTGAACTTGATGCTTCTATGAAGTATGGGTTTGATGAAATTCTTACATGGTTAGCCCATGAAATGGTCCACCTTAAACAGTTTGTTAGAAAAGAACTGTGGGATTATGAAACTGGTCAAGTTCAGTGGAAGTCTAAGACTTTTAGTAGAACGAAATATGATGATCAGCCATGGGAGAGAGAGGCCTATCGTCTA